TAATGGTCATGCCTTGTCACCAAAGTTAGGTCTAGGCAGAGTAGGATGTTCCCACTTAGCTATGTAGTCACCTTTACCGTCTGAGTCGTTTTGTAGGGTGATGACTGTCATAAAGTCTTGTTGTGTTAGCTCAGGATATAGAGCAATTACTTGTTCGTAGATAGTCATGTTATGCACTCCTTACCATTGCGCCGTTAAACCAAGTTGCAGATATTCCGCCGCTAAAGGAAGGGGTGGTAGCAGCCATATACCCATAAATTTCTATGTAATCTGTTGAACCATTACAATAGACAATGGAAGAAACATTCTGAGTGTAATTTCCGGCTGAAAGTTGACTGTAGGTATTTTTATAATTTGAGCCGTTTTTATATATCATTATTTGTGCGTAAGTGACAGCGCTAGCAAACGTAATCCCAGCATTTATTTGATAATATCCAGCTACCGTAGGGGTAAATCTATAATTAGTTACTGAATCAAAATTTGAATTGGTATCAAATTCTTCAGTATCAATAGCCACTTTAGTATTGGTAGAGCTTGAAACACTTTGACTTGCATTCCTATAAGCACTAAACGCTGGAGCAGCAGTTGCAGCAACAGTTATAGTAGCACCAGTAATAGTAGGCGAAGTACCTAGCACTACAGCACCAGTACCAGTAGAAGTAGTAACTCCACTACCGCCATTAGCTACTGGGAGTGTTCCTGTTACTGTGGTTACTGGTACGCCAGTAGTTCCATCTAAAATTAGTGCCATATTATTCTCCTTTCCAAACTTCTGTTGGCGGTGTAGGCCAGACCACTTCACCAGCGGGTGGGTAGACAGCAATCGCCCTGATTACGTTACGGTAGGCTATGAAGTCACTTTGGTTGCTTAGGTAGGGGTTATTAGATGGTGAGCCTACATCGGCAATACTAGCCCAGTCAGTGCTGTTTAGGATGCCAACAGCGGTCTGTGCATTAGTCATCTTCTCTGATTCGAGTTGTACTGCTGCTTTGTCATAGATAACTGGATTGCCATCAACATCAAATGCATCATCGCCAACAGTGCGTACAGTCTGTGGGTAGAGTTTGTATAGTGCTGAAATGAAGTTGTTCATCCCTGTATCTCCATTAGAGTGATGGTTGAAGCGCTGGTACTAGAGTGAACAGAAACGCTGGCAAAATTATTAGCCGATTTTAATTGTGCTTTATATGTGGTTGCAGAAGCTGTAGCTGGAGAATCTAAATAAGTAGTTCCCGTTCCGCCAACGCTATTGGCAGCAGCACTATTTGTATAACCACCCTCTTTTTCAAATTCAATAAGAGAGGTAACGCCCCTAACAAGTTGGGCTTGCAGATAAGTATTATTTGATTTGCCGCAGCCAGTTAAATGCACAGTAACAAGAATTTTACTTGATGTACTTCTAGGGGTTATTGTTGCAGTTAAGTTTGTATCTGCATAAGTGCTAGTGCTATTACTTACTTGAGTTGCATAAGTACCCATAACAACCTGCAACACACTGCCAGCAGGTAGGGCTGCTGCTGCAATAGTTCCAGTTAGCTGACTAGCTGCTATGCTCTTATTCGTCAGCGTATCAGTCGTGGCCTTGCCCACTAGGGTGTCGGTTCCAGTTGGAAGTGTTAGTGTTCCAGAGCCAGCTACAGCCGGAGCAGCTATTGTAATGCTGCCAGATGTGTCCCCTGCGACTACGATTGAACTCAAGATAGATCTCCTTCTGGATTTGGATTAACCCACTGACACGTTTCTTCATCCAGTGTCCAAGTAGGATCAGGTTGTGGTGGGATAAACGCATCTCTTACTGGATCGTAGGTGTAACCGATACCTGCAAAATTCTTGCGTATGTTCCCGTGATATGAAGTTCGTTTGCAGAGTTGTCCACGGAAGTTACCGTAGTGCTGCTCCCAGTCATAGTTAGATTCATCCTTACCTACGATGACTTCAGTAACTATGTTGTTCTCATCTATAAATGCGTAGTGTGCCATATTATGCCCAAGAGACATTGCCAGTACCGGCAGTGATTGTTGTAACTATAAACCCACCCGAAGGAGCAGCTGTGGTTCCAGTAAGCCCTGCGCCAATAGTGATTGTGTTGGTGTCTGGATATTTAAGAATAACCGCGCCCGATCCACCTGCCGCGCCGTTGTTATTAGTGGTAAGGCAACCGCCACCACCTCCGCCACCTGTATTGGCAGTTCCAGCTACAGCAGCGGCGGAAGTATAATTAGCCCCAGCACCACCCCCGCCAGCACCACCCACACCCTGCCCGTTAAGAACAGCACCCCCGGCGCCACCGCCACCACCCCGTGTTACACTTGATCCAGTGATGGATGATGCTACCCCAGCCCCCCCAGCACCAGCTAAACTAGCTGCCCCACTCACCCCTACAGCCCCAGCCCCACCGCCTCCGCCCCCGCCGTTGCCTGCGCTGTTACCTGCTGACACCCCGCCTCTGAATCCTTCTCCAGCAATTCCGCTACCGGGAGCGTATTGTTGTGCATTGTAGAATTGCGCTCCTCCTCCGCTCCCCCCGCCGCTTCCTGCAACCGTATCCCCAGAGAGAGCAGCAACGCAACACCCACCACATCCTCCTCCGTGAGCTAATATAGTATTAAATACGGAATTTGATCCAAATGTCCCCGCCGCTGACGATGCAATGCCGCCAGTGCCACCCGCCCCTACGGTAACAAGAAAATTTGTTCCATAATTTATTTGTAAATTTGTCCCAGATAAATACCCGCCAGCGCCACCACCACCAGCAGATTGATAACCGGCTGTGCTGTATCCCCCACCACCACCTCCAGCCACAATTACATACTGTACGGATATTCCTGTATTTGAAGCAAGCCAGACAGACCCCGTATAAACTTCCGTTAAACTTGTTGTACTATTAAACCTAGTCATCCCAGTAACAGGAGTTGGTCTTTGTGCTGTTGTACCTACTGGTAGAGTCAATGCCCCGGTACCAGACACCGCCAGAGTACCAGTTACAGTAGCGCCCGCGCTGGTCACAGCAACTACTGTAGTTCCACCACTCTGTAGGTTTAGATTTCCTGTAGCGTCAGAGCTGACAATTACGCCTCCACCGCCAGACGTACTTGCATTTATCGAACTAGCCATTTACATATCTCCCTTAATCACAAGACTACCCAACGTGAGCCGCTGGAAACTGTTACGCTTAGGCCACCCGGTATTGTGAAGCCACTTGATCCACCAACACTGCTTGCACTTTGACCAGAAGCAATAGTATAACTTGACACCAATGTGGTTGCATTTACAAACAATCCGTTCAATGCTACTGGCACTCTCGCTTGCAATTCACCCGTACTAGGTTTGTAGAGTAGATTAGCATTGCCTGTGTATATCGCCGTAGCAGTACCAGTTGTAGCGCCTAAGAATGCTGGGTATAGGTTAGTCGCTGTGGTCGTATCGTTCGTGATCGCTGACCCGCCAACGCTTGACCATGCTGTGCCATTATATCCTTCAAACTCTGTGCTTGTAGTATTAAACCGCAGATACCCTGCTGCCGGACTTGCATCTCTCTGTCCTGTCGTTCCAGTAGGTAGAATCTCTGAGCCTGTAGCAGCACTGATTACTTCTAAACTGACTTTAGCAGCAGCAGCCGTTACCGCATTCGTACCACCATTGGCTATTGGCAGTGTGCCAGTTACACCAGTAGTTAGCGGTAGTCCTGTTACATTAGTCATTAGACCAGAAGCAGGTGTTCCTAGTGCTGGGGTCGTTAGCGAAGGGCTAATGGACATTACAACACTACCAGTACCCGTCATCGTGTTACTTACTAGGCCCTTAAATCCGTCTGTAAATACAGGTAGCGCCGCAGTCAAACTTGATACTATTGGCTGTGCTGTGAAAGTGCTTACACCAGTTACACCTAGAGTTCCTGAGACTTTAAGATTGGTAAATGAGTTGCCGTTAACCAATTGGAATCTAGTACCATCATAGATAATCTCAACTGCCTGCCCTGCAACCATGTCTCCAGCGACTAGAGCAGTAGTGCCAGTCCTAGTAATTGCTTTAGCGCCAATACCGTCTACATTGATAGTGACAGCGCCAGTGTTTGTGTTAGCGACTAAGAAGCTGAACTGATTGCCCGTAGCATAAGCAGCTAAGGCAGGAGTAGTCGTACCAGTCAGGGTATCAGTACCAGCTACTGTGATGAATGTAGCAGCGCCACCCTGTACTTGATCGAGCCTAGCAGCATCAGAGGCTACAGTACCAGCGGCAAGATTCGTGATCTTAAACGCGCCCATGCCAATGTTGGCGGTAGGCGTAGACTGACCGTCCTTAGTCAATGCTGTAGTCAGACCAGTCGCTAAGTCTGCCGTAAGATTGTTGAATGTTGTACTGGAGATGGTTGTACCAGTAATGACTGGTTGCCCAGCCGTGTTTATTGTGAATACCCCAGAACCGTTATAACTCACTGTTCACCTCCCGAAATTTGACCTGCTCCAATACCAGTAGCACTTGCTCTACGCAAACGCTCTGCCGCTAATCTATCCATCATAGGCTTTAGGTTCTGTAACTCTTGCTGACCGCCCTGACCACGCATCATAAGAAGTCTAGCCATCTCGTCTCTAGTAGCTTCTGGCATCCGTACCTTGTTCCACATCCCAGCTATGCCTCTTGCGCTTCCAGCTATGGCAGGTAGAGCCTGACCTGAGCCAATACTTGTAGCTACTTGAGCAGCGTTAGATATTGGCTGCGCGTCTAAGTCACCAGCGGCATATAGTCTTGATGCTGTCTGACTACCTCTTCCTACAGCCTCTAGTTCTTTTAATCTGGCCTCTCTAGCTACATCTGCTGCAAATTTCTTGTAGTCGTTGCCAAATATCTCTTTGAGTTTTCCGCTAGTAGCAGGTTCTTTCCACATTTTAAGGAGAGATGTCTGACCAGACTCAGTGCCTACCTTGTCTCGCAAAGACTGCAATGCTCCGACCTTAAAGGCTTCTACTTGGTCTTGTGTCATTCCCTTCATCATATCAGATACGCCAATAGCGTCTGTTTTCATCGCGCCACGCCCTGATTCTACTGCATCCTGTAGTTGAGCTGGGCCTGAGAAAGCGTTTCTAGCTTGTTTGTAGATAGAGCCAGCCTCGTTCTTAGGAGACAGGTCATCCATCTTATTAGTAAGAGAGATTCTTAGCTTGTTATAGGCAGCGCTTACTTCCTTGTTGCCAGCACGTTTAGAGGTTTCACCCAAGTCGTAGAGGCTTTGCTTGATCTTATCCAGAGCGGCAAAAGGTATATCGTCTCCAGCCTTCAGAGCAGATATGTTAATTGGTACTTCTTGTCTGAGCTTAGAAAGTAACTCTGCTCCACCATGTGCGCTATCAGCAGCCTTCAGTAAGCCACTTAGTTCTGGGTCTACGCGAACGCTCATACCTTCTAGCTGTTTGTACAATGGCGCAGCTTCTGTAACCTTTCTATCAATTAAGCTCTGTATGGTGTCTTGGTATCCAGCACCCTTAGTACCTAGAGATTCGTCAGCGGCAGCAGATAATCTACCAGCACGACCAGACTGACGCTCTCTAATTAGCCCTTCTGCAAGTTGTTTCGTTCTGCCCGGCAATGTAGCCAGAGTATCAAGTAACTGTCTTGAACTAGCGCCACCAGCATCAGCTATCGTAGCCTCTGGCCCTAGCTTCTGCATTCTACGAGCAGCCATGTCTGTAGCATTCGTTAAAGCACCCGGAGTCTGTGCTAATGTGCCTCTAGCATCTCTTCCTAGAGCCTCTGCCAGCTTCTCACGAGCTACCTGACCTGCACTCCCCTGAGACATTCTCTGCGCTACGTTGCTTCCTACAGCGCCTATTCCTGAGCCTATACCGCTTAATGCTCCACCAGTTACAGCACTTAAAGCCGCGCCAGATAGAGCATCACCGCCTAGACGCTGTACTATATCTTCAGCAGTGGACTCGCCGACTCCTTGAGCCGCACCATATCCAGCGCCTACTTTTGCTGCTTGCAGAGCTTTAGCCAGTGTTGTAGCTGTACGAGCCTGACCACCGGGTATAAACGCCAATGGTAAAGATGAAATTCCTCTAGCTACTTGTGAGCCGATAGGATAGTCCTCTTCATGCTGCTTAACAGCGCCACGAACATAGTCACGACCAGACTCATAGCCCGAAGGGTATCCCTTTCCTTGTAGAGTAGATAACACACCAGAACCCACTCCAGCAGCTTCATCTAAGAAGCCTAGTGTTGGGCCTTGCAATGCGCTTAAAACGCCACCAGTGAAGCCTCCAGCCCCTCTACCACTAGCCATAGAGCTAGATTCTGATGGCTTTTGTGAATAAGCAGAATCTGACATATTGCCGCCATCTATATTGGTAATAGCCTTGCCATGTTCTTGCGTAGCACGTTGATGCACCTGCTCTGGTGTTACGTTGTCAGGTACACCAGCATATTGATGCGATGTGCCATCATCAAAGGTAATCGTTATATTTCTTGGCATAATTATTTATTCCAGTTAGATACCGTTGCGCCTTTGTTTTTTGTCGCTGGGGCGGGTTCTGCTGTTTTTTGTGCGCCCCCAAAAGAACTAAGTTTAGGGTATTTGTCATAATAATCAGAATACTGATTATCATAAGATTCCCTTAATCGTTGAGCAGAACCTGCAAGCTGATCTTCTACTGAATCTAATTGCTCTGTTAAAGCCTTTTCTCCCTTTGATGGGTCAATCGCTGCTACCATATCTCTAACTATCTTCCATTCCTGAACAGCCATTGGCCCAATTGATCCTGATGCAGCGGCAGCGGCTTTCCCCAGCATGGTCATCTTACCTTCGAGGTTTTTTAATCTTGTGTCAGCTATAGCTGCCGGACTGTCAGGATAACTTGGAATATAACTCATCACCCCTGTTGCTCTGGATAACCCCGGAGCATCTCTTACCGATTTAATAGACTTTGAAACTTCATCCATAGCATCTAGTGACGCTTTTGCGGTTGAATGTGATTTGCTCATATCGCCTAAAAATTTTGATTCTTGTTGCGCGGTCATCGGTTTTATATTAGGACGATTTTGCCCTTGTTCCATCCTTGCCACATCTAATTTATATGCCCTATCTGCATTGTCTTGTGTTTGCGCTCTACCAGAGAGCATATCTTCTCTTGTTTGCGCCCTCTCAGCAGCCCTATTCTCATCCTGCGCCATAGCATTTTGCTGCTCGTACTGCATACGACCAATGTTAGCTATCTGTGGATTGTCGCTTCCTGCTCCACGCAATGCCTGAGCAAGTATCTCTCCGCGTGATCTTGGGGTAGAGATGGTTGCTGGTGTACCGTAATCTCCCGGGCCGCCAGAAGGCCCAGCAGTAAGTGTAGGGTCAAATCCCTTCTGATAGTCGGCAACCTCACCTCTGCGCCGTTCTTGTTCAGCAACTAACTTCTGTTCAGCAGCAGCCTTCTCATTAGAATATCTTTCATCCATCTGATTCTGCTGGTAGCCAGCAAGAAGAGCAGCAGCCATCTTAGCAACGCCCTGTACTGGATGAATAGGAGCTTCTATACCTTTATAACTAGCCCGTTCAATGGGTGCGTTAGCCTGATCCTGTAGCATTCTGGCGTACTGATTACGCCGATACATATCAGCAACATCTTGCGAATTGAAATTAATGAATTGGTTATCTGCCATGACTATCTCCTAAACAATTTACCAATGTTGCCAACAGCCGACCCAAAGTTTTTGCTGATGGAGCTACCCATATTGCTTGCACCTCTGCTAATTGCACCGCCAGCCCTTGCCATATCTCCCATCATTCCGCGCTGTGCTGACATAGGTGCGCTTGGCTTCCATCCCACCTCAGAGCCACCACCACTAGCGTTGTAGCTCTTCATAATTTGACCAGCTTGTTGCTGCTGTGGAGTTTGTGGCTCATCCTGTGGCTGCCTCATTTGATTCCGCATTTGCTGATTAAACGAATCTGCAAACGATTGTGGGCCGTTACTATCTTGATCTAGGCCATACTTCCTAAGTCTCTCAGCTAGTGACAAACGGTTCTGCTGTTGCACTCCAACGACCTGTGGATTAGCCATCTCACCCGGTTGCTGCATCTGGAAATTTACGATTCTGTTTGCCATAACTACCTCATTAGCTCAACGATTGGAATGATTGTACCCTTTAATTTGCTCATGTTTAACGCATACTTATCATATAGTTCTGGATGGTTAACTTTAGTCCATTCAACCCTATCTGCTGAGTCCTTCATAAAGCCTGTGCAGTCATAACAGTCAAGGCTTGTATGGTTTAAGCTAAAGTGTTCAGGCAGTTGACCGCGTTGCGTTGCCACAAAGTCTAATACCTGTTTGCTAGTCCACTTCTCTATAGGTTGTATGTACTCAATACCGTCCATAACCGCGCCATGCCTAGACTCGCCCTTGAATGATTCGTCATTACGCTGACCCTTAATGATCTGGGTAATACCCCTCTTTTTCATTGCTTCAAGCAGCGGTAGAGTAATATTCTCCATACAGCAATTTAAGTAACTCTGTATCAGAACATCCTTCTTACCCGATACAATCATTCCATGTACAGTATTGGCAATCGGCACGATGTCACTAGGTATGCCATTAGCGTCAATCTGGGCCTGCTGATCTACATTGATCTCAATGAATTCAACCGCTTCCGCTCTAATTTCTTCTACTATAGCTAACGTCTCAGGGTAAGCCTTGCCAGTGTTTACCCATAACACGATAGGATTCTTAGCTTTATATAAATACCAGCAAGCCAGAGAATCTTTACCTCCTGAGAAAGCTAGCCCTAACATTATGCAAACATACCAGCAGCGCCAGCCCCAGCGCCGCCAAGACTCATTAAGCCGCTTGTAAGGTTATTTTTAGCTTGCTGTCTGATGCCGTACTGATCCATCTGACCTTGAAACGTATCTTGTACACCCTGATAGATCGGAGCAGCAGCAACATTAGCGCCTTGATAGCCCTGAAACTGTGGCATCTGTATCTGTGATCCACTCATCAAGCCCGTGATCTGGTTTAATGGCTGGTTACGCAACTGTAGTTGTTGAGTTAAGCTCTGATCTTGCGCTGTATTACCAAACTGAGCCATACCTAGTTGCTGATTAAAGTTTTGTGCAATAGCAGCGTTTTGAGCAGTTTGTGCAGCTAATTGGTTTTGGTAGTCTTGCTGGAGCGCGGTGTTACCCATGCCAGCATTCTGCAAGGCAGATTGAAACTGGTTTAGTTGCGCCTCATTGCCAAACTGACCACGAGCCTGAGCCTGTCCAAAGCCTTGCTGATTCATCATCGCATCAAGATTGATACCTTGTGCAGCAGCTTGTAGCTCTAAGTCATTCCTGTTCTGGCCCATAGTACGCATCTCATTCTCATAAGCCTCTCCACCTGAAACTAAGCCTTGATTTGCAAGACGCTGCCTTGTTGCATTCTCATTTTGTGTTAACTGAGGTTGTAACCTAGACATAATAGCTTGCTGACCAGTCATACCTGCATTAACAGGCATTGCTGCTATTCCTGATGTGTCTATACCTTGCTGAAAAGTAGGGCCAGCTACAGACCTCTGTGCGCTTCCAGCGTTGTATGCAGCTTGGTTAACTGGTGAGACTGACTCTGCAATGCTTGTATCAATACCCGGCAGGTTAGGATTAAACGGCGTACTTAGTATGGTTTTAGCTTGTGCAACACCCTGCTGACCTAGCTCTGCAAGCGACCTCTCTACACCTTGCTGCGCTTCTAAAGTAGCTTGTGCGTTTGGCGTAAGCGTCTGCCTAATAGTCGGGGTGTACTGATCTGTTCCAGTGCCGTAGGTAACTACCTGACTACCTAATGGCCCGTATGTATTGGGGTTAGATAGTTTAGACGTAGCTACAGCAGACTCTAAGTTAGCAGTACCTTGTTCTTTAGCTGCTGCCTTATAATCTGGCACTGGTGGTGGAGTTGCTTGCTTACCCATACTTGCCTCCTAAAAATTTACATTTATCTTTCAACAGCGTAAAAAATATCATATCACCGTTACTTCTCGCAATTCTAGCCTCTTCAGTGAAGCCCATATTCTTTACTAGCTTAATGCTTTTATCGTTCTCTTCAGTGATCGGTACTACTATCTTCTCTACGTTACATACTATAAACGGATAGTTAAATATCGCAGCTATGAATGTCTTATTCATTCGCCCTGCTACTGCAATATGACAGGTAATGGTGGTGTCCATAAAGCTCTCATAGATCACCCCTGCAACTATCTGTCCTTCTCGTTCCAGCCCTATAGCTGATGAATTGCAATGGTACGATCCTGTGGTCTGTTCTGCTACCCATACACCAACAGAATCGCCTTGTACTATATGCCAGCCCATCCAGTTTGATACACTACGTCAGTTGCCGCCCATTCAAGTTGCAGGGTCTGAGATGCGCTTTTAAGGTGTATACCGCCGCAATACCCTATCCCTGTAACTCCTTGAAAGTTATTAGTAATCATCAGTCCTTGACCCCATGATGACGCATCCCATATTCCTGTATCCCATAGCCCATACGAGCTAGGAGAGTAGGACAGGGCAGATGTAGGGTCAGATATATCGTAGTCAATGTTCATTGAGACTAGGATAGAAGGCAGTCCGTCCGTAAATATAGAAGGTCTAGCTCTAGTAAAGTATTTCTTTACACCACGTTGCTCAAAGTAGTTAAACGCTTGCAGCACGTTAGTATTAATGTCTGTTGCATTGTCTGCATAGGTTGTGTCCCAAGCCCTGCCGACAACACCATTGCCGCCGAAGTATGGATTATCTCCGAACGATTCCCAGCAGTTGGCTTCCCAGCCTTGAAACTTGCACCAAGACTTTGTAATCGTGTTCATTACATACTGCTCTTGATTGTTGCCCTCATCTACAGGCACGTTGACCCATACAGCGTTATTCTTGGCTGAGTAATGTATCTGCCAGCCGAAGTGGTCTGCATAGAGCGTTGTGGCGGTTGTAATCGCTCCCTGTATCTTGTTACTCAAAGCGACACGCGGATCGAGCCTAGAGCTTTGTAGTGATGCTGCGAGAGGTATTAATCCATCGTATGTAAGGATTAGAATGTCACCGCCGTACTTCATGAAGCAGCGATCACCAATTGGTGCGCCTAGCTTCCATACGCCAATCAATGCCCAAGTAGCAGAGCTTGCTGGGTCTGTGCCTGAGTACACGATGACCTCGCCATTGCTGGTTATAAATACTAGATTGTCATCAACCCCGTATCCAGCGTCAATCGTCCATGTAGCCACGTCTGTAATGTGTCCGCCAAACTTAGCAATAGAGCTTAGATCGAGAGTTTGTGCTGCTCCACCGACTGCATTAGTTGGCAAGTACCAAGCCTTTAATGATTCTTTTTGCGTAAACCATACCCTGTTCTTGAACAGAGTAATATTATCTAGTGTTGTACTTGTAACGCCTGTTATCGCTATAGCTGATATAGCTGTGACAGAAGCCCATGTAGTGCCATCAAATAGCAATGGAGCGTCTACACCATTGACTAGGTATAGATAGCTACCGCCGCCAGTCGTGACATTGATGAATTCCCATCGAGCGTTTGTCAAGCCTACCTTTACAGGCGCACCTACTGCACCAGCAGAAGTAACGTCATATATCTGTGTTCCAGCAATTGCGTACAGCTCCTCACCCGTACCAGTTGAGTAGTTCATCAAAGTCTCAACCTGACCAGTTATGCCTGTGGCGTGGTTAGAGTACCCGCCGCGTAGAACTACGTTTGAATAGGATGGAAAGAAGTTGATTAACTCGACAGCATCGGTAGGTTCCATGTTCGCAATAGAATCACGAGCATTCCAGCCACCTACTGGAGCAGGTACAGAAGCTACTTGTGCAGCGGTTCTTTGTGCTGGGAATGCCATTAGTTCTGCGTTCCATAGCCCGTGTCCGGGATGTTATCGTATCCAATGAGGACTGTACCCGGTCTTGGAGCAAACGATAGATTAGCTGAACTCTGATCTTGAGCCATAACGACTTCAAGTTCTGTCAGGAAGTTTCTATACATAGCCGTAGTATCGAAGCCCTTAGCCTCAAAATACTTCAGTTTCGTCATTAGAACTACTAAACGGTCTGGGTATATGCAGGTATCGGAGTCTACAGTAAAGCTCGTCTTAGCCACTCCTAGTGAGCTTTCGGCCCATCCATTGCTTCTATACTCATAGCCTAAGAACTCATTGTCTGAAACGCCGGGCCAGATCTGGAAGTATGCACCTAGCAAGCGCCAACGTATGCGTGGGCCAGTAGAGATGTAGCCTGATAGCAGCCATTCCCATTGTTGAGCGTCAATTGGGCCAAGCATCTCCCAATGTTTGTCCTTATCCCAATGAGTTCTAGGTACTGTAGAGTCGTAATCTGATGGCAGTGCGTACTTTACCTTCATAAAGGTAACAGTAGCGTTTGTGCCTGAGTCTGTGAATTGTTGTGTGGCAGTTATTGCTGTGCCTGAGTCAACTGTCTGTATCTGGGTGTCGTTTGCCATACCTACACCAGTTAGCTGGTAGGTGCTGTCTAGTCCAGTGGTCGATGGTATTGCTGTGACTGTAGTGCCGCCACTAGTCCATGTACCCGTAGTCGTTACATAGTCTGTGTAGAAGCGGTGCTGTTTTGTAAGTCTACGCCAGTCATGCTTACGGAGTAACTCGTACCCCGAAGCATTCATGAGCGCAAGAATCTGAATCACATCCTGATTGGTATTACCTGCAACTGATGTTGGTGTACTAACACCTAGTTCGTTTGTTACCTGTGAAACCAGTTGCAGCATCGTGGATGACATACTTTAATCCTCTTTTTTTGGCCTTCCCATTTTAGGCTTGCTAGTAAGAAGAGCCATCTGCTCTTTGAGCATCTCAATCTGCTTCTGAGCATCCTCTAAGGCAGTTGAAGCAGCAGTCTGGTTTTGTCTCGCCAGATATGCCCTAGCCTTGTCTCTTAACGCAAACCCACTCATACCGACACGCTGTAGCTGAGAGTCTGTAGATGTAGCTACCTGCTCCACCGTCTGGTACTTTAGAATCTGTAGCTCTTCCATCTGGAACTTGTCGAACTCTTTAGGCTCGTCAGCATTCCACTTAGAAAGCATTGTACCGTAAACCTCTGCACCTTCATTGCTCTTCATCTGAAAGTACAGCCATTGCCTGACAAAACGCTCTTTGTGATCTTCCCGTACTGGCTGGTCGATTACTGTGGTCTTGTCACCCGGAATATGTATTCTTACGAATGGCACATCCTTGTAACCTTCTTCCTGACTCTTGTAAAACTCAACGTGCAGAGCGTTATCTGCATTATTCATGTCGCTTTCCATTTTACTGTCCTTTTTGAAATGGTCTTATCATTGAGGACTAGGGAAGTCTCCCCCCCTAGTTTGTTACGCTGTTGTTATAGAAGCCCAAGTCGTTCCAGACATTCCATAAAATACTGCTGTCTTAGCTGTTGCCAGCGCAAGACTTGTTGCTCCTGCATTGATTGTACTCGCTACTGAGTACGGGTACACAGTTACCGTCACACCGCTGTCATTACGGATTACTACTTTAGCGCCATCTTCTGTAGGAGGTAAACGAACTCCTGTAGATGCTGACGAAGTTGTAATCGTGTTTTGGCTGACTGATAGTAATAGTGCGTCCGCAATCGTTGTTCCAAGAGCAACCAAGCCAACAGCGCCAGTGCCACAAATTGATGATGTGGACAGAGGACTGTTTCCTGCTCCTAAAACTCGTGATGGAATAGTCATACTAATCTCCTTAAAGACTGGAGCGAGTTACCCCGCCCCAGAATTAGATTACAACGGTGAAGTTGTTTTACGAACCCAGCCGTACTCGCCTGTTGCAAAAGCGGTATCGGCAGTGTAAGAACCTGCGGTATCAGTCACGGTAAACGCACTGTCAACTGTGCAAGTACCTGTCGCAACTGAACCTGAGGCAAGAACATACACCCAAGTGTCGTTCAACGTCCCGATCTGCGGTGTTCCAAGAGTCATAACCGCAGCCGCATCACGCTGTGCGAACATTGGAGTTACAAAATTTAATACGCCAAAAGTAGAATTAGCCATTTTTATATCCTCCTCGTTAAGCCAGCAGAACGCCGCAGAATTGCGGGCCGCTTGAAGTTAAATTTCCAGCAAAGCCAATTAATTTTACGATCGCATCTTGATTGACCGCTTGACGTTCGCCACCGATAGGTACGAAGTTGCGGTTAACATTAGGACGGAACATCAAATACTTGGTGTTCAGCATCCACATATGACTTGCCGTTGCTGCTGAACCGATACCACCGTCCAGAACAACATCAGAAGCCATACCAGCGCCGTAATACTTGAGTGAAGCAAAACCAGCTCCAGCAG